AAGCTCAAGGATGCCAACGGTGCATATTTTTGGCAGCCATCGTACCAGATGGGTGAACCAGACCGTCTGCTCGGCTATCCCGTGTATTCCTCGGCATATATGCCTGCTGTCGAGGTGGGTAAGACCGTCATCGCGTTCGGTGACTACTCCTATTACAATATCGGGGATCGCGGCATCCGTGCCCTGCAGGAACTCAAGGAGCTCTTTGCGGGCAACGGCATGATCGGCTACGTCATGAAGGAGCGCGTAGACGGAAAGCTTGTTCTTGAGGAAGCCGTGCAGACACTCAAGATGAAGGGCTGATAAATCGTCCACTTATCCATTTTATCAGCAATTTCATTGGTTTTGCGGCAAGAGGGGAGGTGGTTCTATGCTTGTGCCGCTTGCAACAGTCAAGCAGTATCTGCGGATTGACGGGGACGAGGAGGATGATCTTCTCACGCACTTTACGGAAACGGCAGAACAAATCTGTACAGCATTACTGCGTGTGAAGAAGCTGTCCAAGGTTGAAGATCAGGCGATTGTGCGTGTCGCGGTGCTTTACGCTGTGTCCTATCTCTACGAGCATCGGGAGGAAGCGGATCACAGAGGACTTGCACTGACACTTCGCTCCTTGCTTTTCGGTGTGAGGAAGGAGGTCTTTTAGGTGAGAGTGTCCATGAGCGAGTTGCGTCACCGAATTTCTATCCTGCGCCCCGTGATGGATACGGACGATGAGGGAAATATCCTTTCATCGTCGGTGCAGGAAGTCGGTAAAGCGTGGGCGCTCGTTCTGCCCTTTGCCGCGAAAATCTCCGACGGTTATGCGGAGAAGGTGCAGGAGGTGGATTACCGTATTGTCATCCGCTACCGCACGGATATGCGCGTGACGGATATTGTGGAGTGGGAAGGGAAGCGGCTTACACCGATTGCACCGCCGTATCCACTCGGAGGAAAGAAACGGTGGCTTGTCATAGAATGCAGGGAGTTGGTGGAAGATGGCTAGATACCGAGGTTTCGTATCTGCCGAGAAGATCCTCTCGGAGCTTGGCGCGGAGGCGACGGCTACGGCAAAGGAAGCCCTCGCGCATGGCGCGGACGATGTGGTTGCAGAGGCAAAGACCCGCTGTCCCGTCTATACGGGAACAGATAAGCGTGTAGTGAAGGGCGCACTCCGCAACTCCATCCACAAGCGGCTACGCCGGAAGGACGGCTCTGTTTGGAGGATCGCGGCGAATGCCGAATCCAGTGACGGCGTATTCTACGGTGTGCTCGTTGAGTTCAGTCCGAGGATCAACAAGCCGTTCCTATATCCCGCACTCGATGCCAAGAAGGACGGTATTCGTTCTGCCATCATCGATGCCGTCCGTATGGCAATACGGAGGAGGAAATGAGTGTTGCCAAGATGGTGTATCAGGCACTTGTGCGTTCAAAGGAGCTGACGCAGCTTCTCGCGCACGGGAAGAAGGGCATAATTGATAGATTTGTGTTATACTGTTCATAAGATGGTTTTCAGTGGGTTTATTGCACTCAAATTATGTCCAATTTGTCTGCGAATTTAGAGTATAAATACAGTTATTTGGGAGGTCAGTGTTTGATGGGGACTACAACAAGAACAGCAAACAGGGAAGATTTTGATACTATACTAATTGTTGGAAATGGGTTTGATATAGCACATGAGCTTAAGACTTCATATAAAGATTTTTTAGATTTTATAGATGAAGTAGGTAATGCACATTTTCACCAATTGGTTCATAACCCTACATACAAGAAAGATATTTCTCAATATAATGTCGCTTTATTTACTGCATTAAAGAAATTTGCACAAAGCTCTTTGACGGAATATCAAAATATAAATGCAGAACAATATGACGGGGAAAAAGATGAAGTTATACAGGAACTCATAAACCGTATAGACCTTAAGGATGATGAGGCTGCTAGGTGGAATAGCTCATTAAAATCAGTAAGAACAAATTTTTGGGTGAGTTATTTTCAAAAGAAACACAGCGATAAGGAAATGAAAGGAGAAAGCTGGATTGACTTTGAAAGCGAAATAGCAGATATTGTACGTCTTCTTGAAGAAAAATCTACAGAACCAGTCCAAACTATAAGTACTTACCAGAGCTTTAGTAGTATTAATTTGTTTCTTCAAGAACATGATGCCGGAAAGAGTGTGAGAACTGAAACAAAAAGGGAATTTATAAAAGATTTGGAAAAAGATTTAATCAGTTTGATCGACATGATGGAATTTTACTTTCTTTTAGTTGATGAATTGATCTCAAAAAAACCGTTAAATGTTATACAAAAAATTCATCCCAATTACCTGTTGAGTTTTAACTATACACATACTTTATTTAATACTTACAATACAAATATTCAAGCTGATCATATCGATTTTATCCATGGTGAAGTACATAAAGGGAATCTCATATTAGGCACTGAAGAAACACTAAGTGAAGAGCATAGCAGTGAAGATGTATCATGTATATTTTTTAAAAAATATTTTCAACGTGTTCATAATAGAACTGGTTTGAACTATAAGGATTGGTTTTCACGCAATACAAATAGAAAAAAGGTTTGCATATTTGGGCATTCTCTTGATGTTACAGATCGAGATGTACTGAATTATGTTATTATGAATGAGCGCTGTAAACTGGTAGAAATCTATTATCATAACGAAAACCAGTACAGGCAGGAGATTACTAATTTAATAAAAATTATAGGAAAAGAGGCATTGATTCGAGAGGTGGGGAATCGAAAGATTCAATTTATTGATCAAAGGAGCTAATAGGGGGACATATGAAACTATTGATATAGACGGGACTCTCGATCATCGAGAACGCAGCACGGATGGGGCTTCCCGTTCCGCAGAAATTGCAGGACATGATGCACAGCCTTAAAAATCAGTAGGATACATAACAACTTCAACGCCCGACGCGGCTTACCGTCGGGCTTTTTATATTGGCGTAATTGTGTTTCATACAGAAATTTTGCACGTAAGGGTGACCAAAAGTGCCGTTTTTGTCTGCTGCTTCATGAAGGGAGATGTTGAAATGAGCAAGGAAGAAGGACTTCGGGAAATGACGTATCAGATGGTGATGCGTGCTTCATGGAAAATGCTACAGAGCGGACTTTTGTCAGAGGACGAATATCTCGAATTTGAAGGGAAAATGCGCGAGAAATATCGTCCCGTCATCGGGCTTCTATTTTCAGATATTGACTTGCTATCGTGCGGATAGTACGGGAATATGGGAGTGGAAAGGAGGGACTAGCATGAAGATACGACGGGTTCAACCAAGCCCTGCATTGCAGAAAAAGCTGCGTGTGGCTGCCTACGCTCGCGTTTCTGTGGATACGCTTCACCACTCCCTTGCGGCGCAGGTCAGCTACTACAGCAATCTCATCCAGAAGAACCCCTCGTGGGAATACGCAGGTGTCTATGCGGACGAAGGCATCACAGGCACAAGTACCACTCATCGGACGGAGTTCAAGCGGCTGATCGCGGACTGCAACGCCGGGAAGATTGATTTGGTGCTCGTCAAAAGCATCAGTCGCTTTGCCCGTGACACCGTGGATTGTTTGCACACAGTACGAAAACTGAAGGAAAAGGGGATTTCCGTCCGCTTCGAGCGCGAGAACATTGATTCCATATCCGAGGACGGGGAACTCCTCTTGACGCTGCTCGCATCCTTTGCGCAGGAAGAGAGCCGGAGCATCGGCGACAACATCCGATGGGGCGTGCGGAGACGGTTCGCCGAGGGGATTCCGAACGGACATAAACCGCCTTACGGCTACCGATGGGACGGAGCGATGTTCCGCATTATCCAAGCAGAGAGTGAGATCGTCAAGGAGATATTCCGTAGATACCTTGCCGGAGAATCTGCCTACGCCATCGCAAAGACACTCGCGGAACGTGGAATCACAGGACGGCAGGGGAGACCCATCGAGCAGACCACGGTCAAAGACATCCTCTCCAACATTTCCTACACGGGGACGATGGCACTGCAGAAGAACTACATCAGCGAGGGGCATATCCGTAAGAGAAATAAAGGCGAACTGCCTATCTACATGGTGGACGGAATATTCGAGCCGCTCATAAGCCGAGATGCCTTCAATAAAGCGCAGGAGATACGGCAACGGAGAGCCGAACAGTCTGCGAATCGGAATCCTGTTCTTCTTCCGTTTTCCGGCATGGTGAAATGCGGATGCTGCGGAGGCGGCTTCAGCAGAAGAACCGCCGGGAAGTACCGACGGTGGGGGTGCAATACGAAAGAGCGGAAGGGCAGCACAGCATGTGACAGCCACCCAATCAGGGAAGAGGAGCTTATGGCTGCGGTCAGAGCCGTCATGGAAAAGGATGATTTCGATGCCGCAGAACTCAGGCATAAGGTGTCAAAGATCGTGATTCATGGTGATCGAATCGACTTCCATCTCGTCAACGGGCGCATAAAAAAGACTGCCCGCATCTACAACGGGCAGCGCGGCAGCAATCCCTTCACGAACAAAGTCTACTGCGCCTCCTGCGGCAGCAAGTGTGAGCGTGATACTTGGACGAAGGGAACTAAGGTATGGTCTTGCAGTCAGCCGCGCACAAAGTGCCGACTGAAGCGGCTGCCCGAATCCGAACTCAAGGAAGCGGCAGAATCCTTGTTCGGCGATGGCTGTGAGGGCAAGATCGTTCAGAACGTCGAGCGGATTGTCATATCCGATGATGAAGTCATATTTCATCTCAAAGAAGGAGGTGCCTACCGATGGCAAAGACAGTGCGGGTAATCCCTGCAAGCCCTAAAATCTTTCGGTCTGAGGTTACGGCAGAACCAAGGCGGCGCAGAACGGCAGGGTATGCCAGAGTTTCGACGGACCATGAAGAACAGGCTTCCAGTTACGAAATGCAGATGGCGCATTACAAGAACTACATCGAGAGCCGTGCAGACTGGGATTTCGTCGGCATGTATTCGGATGAAGGGATCAGCGGCACCAACACAAAGAAGCGAGACGGCTTCAACCAGATGATCGAGGATGCCCTTGCCGGCAAGATCGACCTCATCATTACAAAATCCGTCAGCCGCTTTGCGCGGAATACCGTGGACTCTCTCCAAAACGTCCGCAAACTCAAGGAAAACGGTGTAGAGATTTACTTTGAAAAAGAGAACATCTGGACGTTCGACACACGCGGAGAACTCCTGATCACGATTATGTCCAGCCTCGCTCAGGAGGAGAGCCGCAGCATCTCGGAGAACACCACATGGGGCAAGCGGAAGCAGTTCGCCGAGGGCAAGACTAGTGTGGGGTACAGTGCATTTCTCGGCTATGACAAGGACTTCAAAATCAACGAGGAACAGGCGAAAGTGGTGAAACTCATCTACAAACTATTCCTTGGCGGGCGATCCTTCTACGCCATTACCAAAGAACTGGAGAAAAGGGGCATCAAATCCCCGTCGGGAAAGGACAAGTGGTACATTTCCACGGTGCGCTCCATCCTTACAAATGAGAAGTACCGTGGCGATGCACTGATCCAGAAAGAGTATACGGCGGACTTCCTCGATAAGACGCGACGGAAGAATACGGGCGAGATTCCGCAGTACTATGTGGAGGAGCATCATGAGGCGATTATCCCGCCGGATTTGTTCGATTTTGTCCAGTCAGAGATAAAGCGTAGAGAGCAGAATGGCAAGCACAGCGGTGTGAGTATCTTCGCGAACAAAATCAAATGCGGCTGCTGTGGCGGTTGGTACGGGGCGAAGGTATGGCATTCGACGGATAAGTACCGCAGGGTGATCTATCGCTGCAACAAGAAATATGCCCACAAGGGCAAGCCATGCAGCACACGGCATTTGACAGAGGAGGAAATCGAACAGATTTTCGTCAAGGCACTGAACTCCTTGGTGGAGGTCAAAGAAAACGTGATTGCGGAACTCACAGAGCTGATTGATAGCGTTTGCCAGACGGGGAAGCTGACGGAGGAACGGGATAAAGTAGAGCAGGAACTCGGCGTTTTGGCGGAACGGATCGAAACGCTGATTCGTGAGAATGCACGGGTGGCACAGGATCAGACGGTGTATCTGCAACAGGAAAACGAGATTCGCGCACGCTATCTGGAAAAGCAGAGGGATTTGGAGGAGTTAGACGAGCAAATTGCCGAGAGGGAGAGCAAGAGAAAAACTCTAGAGGGAATGATTCAAGCGGTATGTGGTATCAACGGGAAGCAGGTTGAGTTCGATGAGGAGTTGTGGAGTGGGTTGCTCGATTACATTGTGGTCAAGGAGGGCGGCGCGGTAGTTGCTGTTTTCAAGGGTGGGGGTGAGATTGCGGTTGATGGATGAAACTCCAAGGATACAAAAAGAGATTCCATTTGTCACGTTTGGCGTTTGGAATCTCTTAGGAAATACCAAGTACGATTGACCCTAAGATAAGTAAAATCACTGATTTCCAATGGCAGAAAGGAAAACGCCATATTTCTTTGAGAGTTGTGATTGAGTTTTTTCATTTTGATAAAGGGCGACGATGGATTTTTTGAAATCCTCGTCGTAGGGACGATGTGTCATAGAAACCATTCCTCCTTTGTGTTTACTGAAGTGTAATATAAAGTCCTGTTTTGTATCTACTTTTTTAGTATAGATCCATCGATCCTGTGGGGAATGGATAGGTGCTAAAGTAAGATGTCTATTCCTCACAGCGTGCAAAAAGCATTGTGTGATAATCAGAGATACGGGATGTGAGGAGTCCGTTGACGATGTCCATCGCTAAAACTGCGCCCGTGATGTTCTTTTTTGCAGCCTTTATGCGGTCTAGGTAGAGTGGGACGGCCTTGGGAAGTGTGAGGGTATGTGTTCGATAGATACAGCAGAGATAGTGACCGCCTGCGATGTAACTGGTTTCCTCTGAGGGGTAATGCTCAGGATGGTCAATCTTGAGAAAGTAAGACGGCATTGAGAAATCTCGGTTGCGGATGTCATGTTCATCATACAGTGCGCCCAGAAAGAAATGGGGCCAGTGATTTTGGTGAAAGCCTTTGAGAAAAAATTCGTTGGCGATGTTCGTTTCATTTCCCATCGCCGCAGTGATTTTCAGCTTTGGCGAGCGCAAGATGAAATGTTCCGGAAAATAGGCTGTGAATAAGGTTTCCGGCGGGTGCTGTTTATAGAAATTGAAGTAATAGGATAAATTGGCAATGGTAGCCTGTAGCGACTGCAACTCGTGGACACGCTCTTCTAAGTTACTGTAGATTCGGCGATACATTTCCATGGTGACATCGAGATCATTTTCGGACAAAAGTTTTTTGATATCGGCGAGATACGTTTTGGAACGTACGCCGAAAAGGATGCGCGTGAGTTGCAGCGCTTGCTCCGGACGATAGTAGCGGTAGCGATTTTCGCCGACGTAAGCCGGCTTCAAGATATCAATGCGGTCGTAATGTTTGAGTGTATCGATGGGGGTATGCGTCAAGGAGCTGAATTCCTTGATCGTCATGAGTGATGCATCTTTTTCTGTCAT